AACACAGAACCCGAATGAGAAAGGGTGGAGGTAGATAAATAGTAGTATGGCAGATTTAGATTTTTTAGATGGTTTTGATTCAGGTGGCGATTGGGGTTTCACCTCAGTTTCTGAAAAACCATCAGACACAGCAAAGAAAACAGAAACAGTAGTAAAACAAACTGCTGAAGGAACTGCTAAAGCAGTTTCTGGCGAACTGGTAAGCAGACTTGAAAATAAGTTAGATAAAATATATTCAGCAGTAAACTCAGCAAAAAGTGAGATTACAAATAAAAATGAAACTGAACTAAACATCGCTAAAAAACAAATGGATGATGAATACGATTTAAGAAAAGATAATCTAAACAAAGAAAGTGCTGAAAAGTTCAAACAGTTAGAGAAACTTATCATACCGTTATTAGTAAAGTTAGCAAAGTCACCAGAAGCATACATACACTGGCCAAACAGAGCAGAAGTAATCGAAGCACAACTTAAAAAAATAGTAGCAATTACAAGAGGTTAGCTTGACAATCCACATCTAAACTGTTATAATAGCAGTTATGAATAAGATGTATGAATTTTTAAAGCAAAACCATGACATGAAAAACTTTGATCATGTTAAATTAAATGGTGAACTACCAGAAATAACAACCGAAAGTATCAAAGGCAAAAGATTTTATGTTACGCCTGAAGGCAATAAGTATCCATCAATCACAACTGTTTTATCAGATAGAAACAAAGAAGGCATAGTCAAGTGGCGTGAGTCAGTTGGTAATGACGTAGCAAATCAAGTCATGAGGCAAGCAGCGAGTAGAGGAACTGCTGTTCATACATTGATAGAAAATTATTTAAATAACGAAGAACTATCAAAACAAGATGTGCTTCCTGTCGCATTGTTTGTTACTATGAAATCTGAGCTTGATAATATAAATAATATTAGAATACAAGAAGGTGGCTTGTATAGCGATAAATTAGGCGTTGCAGGTCGTGTAGATTGTATTGCCGAGTACAAAGGCAAAATATCTGTAATAGATTTCAAAACTTCTACAAAAGAGAAGAAAGAAGAATGGGTAGAGAACTATTTTAT